GGGGTTAGTTTCAGTTTTGTGCTTTTCATTAATAATAAAAACAAATTCAGAATCTTTGGGATAAAGATTCACTATATGTTCGATAACTTTTTTTCCGTTTACATCTATTAAATATTTTGGAATTTGATATCCAGCAGCAGAGAATCTACTACTCATTCCTGACATCGGAATTATTACTTTCATTATGCTCTCCCGTAGTTGTCTTCGATTCTTACAATATCTTCTTCATCGCAAACACCACGCTGAACCTCAATAAAAACAAGACCTTCTGAATTGGCAGATGCCCTATGAATTTTTTTTGATTCTATATGAAATCTATCCCCCACAACACATCGTTTAGTTTCATCTCCAAAAATAATTACGCCAGATCCCTCAACAATAATCCAATCTTCATCACGAAGATTATGGTATTGGAGGGAGAAGGATTGATTTGGATTTACAGATATTCTTTTTACTTTATATGTTTTAGATTCATATAGATTTTCAAAGAATCCCCAAGGACGTTGCTCTTGATTATGCATAAGTTGGAAGTATTTTTTCTTCTTTAAAATAACTAAGAGTTAAAGAATTAATTTTATTTTTCATCTCGAACCTCTTATCGTTAGTATAATAAACTAATCTTGCTAGACTAATAAATTCATCATCAAATTGAAATTTTCTTTCACAAACACGAATATCATCTTCAATCTTCCAAAGTTTTCTATTAATATCTTCAAGTTGTTTTATCATCTCTATTGGAATAGATAAGTTTTCAACAATTTTTTCAAGGTATCTAAGTTCCTTTTGAATATTTGTTAACTTTGTATGGTCTTGTGGAGAACATTTTTCTTCTTTAATTTTAAGAATAGTCATTTTATCAACTATCTCGCCATCAGATACTTCAATTTTCATAGATCCAATTAGGGTTTCGATAAACTAAATTAACATTATTATAATATGTATTAGATTGAGAAGAAGTTCTTTTTTCATACATATGAATTTCATTTTTCAAACAATACTTATCAATCAAATAACAGAGAGAAGTTTCTACTGTATGAATTTGTTTTGCATTTTCAAGAGCCATAATCCAATCAAAAATATGAAATCCATTTTTTCTATCTTCTTGGATATTCATATAATGAACTTTTAGATTTGTTTCTAATTTAATATCCCTCTCTTGTGCTTCAGTACCAAAAGATCTATTAACTAAAATATAATCATCAAGTAATCCATACTTTTGAATTAGGTTATTTTCCCTTTTATAATTTCTATCAATCTTAAAATGTTTACGATAATCACCAATTGGAATAGAAAGAAAATAATACTTTGATATCATCACAGAAGAATTTGGTATATATCTATCTGCATAACTCAAAGGAATATACAGTTCATCCTCAGTCTGATAAACGTTCATTTGACCGTAATACTGCTTCAGAGGAAAATCTTCTTCTTCTCTTACCCAAATTAAATTTTTCTTTTTAATATAAGATGAGACTATATCATAATAGATACCTCCAACTGGATAATAGACAACATATCCATCAGAAATAATTGTATCTACAATTTGTTGAACCCAAAAAATATCCCCCAATCCAAGAGGTTGATATATTAAACAAACTTTATTTGAGGTATTGCTCATAACAGATTCTCAACTCCTTCTCCAATCCATTCAGTTCTAATCCCAAACTCTTAAGTGTCTGTCCCGACGCACAATAAGATTTATCCATCCCCCTTTCCAAGATATCAATTGGCGATTTATGACCCGACAGATTATTAATCATCTCAGCAACTTCGGATAATTTTTTATTTTCCTCATAGACAAGATTAATATCTTTAGGTAGATCACCACCTCTTAAATACAAATCAACGACTTTCTTAGTATCATCAATACCAAAAAAGTCCATAAATTTGTCTTTGAAAATAACAATCTCTCTTTTGTAGATGTAGTTTTTAATATTTGCGGCAGTAAACATATTGTTTGGAGTTGAAGGTCCAAACACATTAAAAAATCTAAGATTAAATACGTGAGAAAGTTGCTTACACCTTTGACTAATTAGATACTTTGAGAATCCATAATAATCTTCAGGAATCTTTTTTCCAATATCATTCTCATCAACATTAAAAATATCTTGTTGCCTACCATATGCAGCTCCACTACAAAAAGTGATCATTGGAATTTTCTGGGCGGCAAGATTTTCAAACATCATAATATTATTATGAAAATCATCAGCAATATCTGCTCTAACCCGACGACCACCTCTAACTGCCGAGTGAATGATAAAATCAAATTGCCTATTTCTAAAAAAGAATTCAACGTCTCTTACACCAGCGTAATTTGCTTCAGTATAAGTAACGTTGTGTTCTTTTTGTAGATGGGGAATTAATTCCCTACCAAGAAAACCACGGTGTCCAGTAAAAAGAATATTCATCGCCTTAGATTAATATAAGATGGTTTGTTAGAATATAAGAAAGATTTGATGTCAACGTCTTCAGATGACTGTGGATAATGAACATCGATCCCAGAAAGTGCTTCTAAAACTTTCAGATCCTCACAGGCATAATGAGAAAATCCACAAGGACCGTAATCGTCATTCCTTCCACTACCAACTAGTTTAACTGGAATCTGTTCGTGGTGCAAATAATTACGAATGAACTCAAAGGGTCTGTAAAGAACAAATGGAGTGATTGAATAGCAAACTGGAATTTTCCCCTCTAAAGCAAAACCAACTCCCATACCAATCATAAGTTGTTCCGCTGCTCCAGGATTAATTACTCTATTAGGAAATTCTTCCCGTAAATGATCGAAAACTTTATATCCAACATCACCAACAAGAAGAACAATATCACTATTTGTTTTCATTTCTTCAGTGAGAAGTTCTTGAAATCTACGTCTCATACTCATAGTGATTCAATAGCCTCCTTGTATTGTTCTTCGCTAAAATTTGTGTAGTGAGCATCCAGACCGCTTAACCCAAAATGTTCCACTGTCGTTCTTACAAAATTTACATTTGGATTAAAAACCTTAACTCTATCTTCTAGGTAATCAAGATCCACCGGATCATATGCCGCCCACCCATTTGCATTAACATAGATTTTAAGGTTATGGATATTTCTTTCATAAGAGAATCTCAGTGCTTCCCAAATAGATCCTTCAGCACACTCTCCATCAGAAATCATACAGTAAACATTACGACTTTGATTTGCTAATGCTCTACCAACAGCAACGGTCAGTCCCATACCAAGACTTCCAGTGGAACAATAAATCTTTTCTAATTCATTTCTTTTTGGATGTTCTCCATATTTTTCAAGTAGTTCTTGTGCATTAAGTCCATAATACTTTTCAAGTATTACATAAAGAGCAACTACTGCATGACCGTTAGAAAGAATAAAAATATCATCTTCTTTCATTTCACGGTAAATTTTATCTAAAGTTTCTAAACAAGAGAAATAACTCCCCAAATGATGCAGGGAGTTATTATAACAAATCTCAAGAAGTCTTTTATAAAGTTCTTTCATCAGTAAACAAGCATACCATCAAATTGAAGTTTCTCTACAGTTTTACCCCAAGCAACGAATTGATCTTTTATCTTATTAAAGTTTTGTTGCATCTTACCTGCCTCATCAAAGTCGTGAACTTCAACATACATTGCGTCAATTTTACTAACTGCCTCTTCGAATGAAGATTCAAATACAACTTGATTTTCAAACCCCTCAATATCCATTTTAACAAAACCAACTCTATCAAGTCCCAGAGAATTAATTAATCCATTGAGAGTTTTTGTTTTTACCATAATACCAGTTTCATTATGAGGATTTGTTGTGTGCTTCACAAAAGAATTCATAGTAGAATTTCCATCGTGAACGAAAAATTCGGATTCACCCTCCTCAAGACCAATAGCAAGATTGAGTGGTTCAATATTGGTTTTACCAGTAAGTTGAATCAATTCGTTCAAGAGAGCAAAGTGAGAAGGAGTTGGCTCTACTGAATAGATCTTTTCTGCAATTGGAGAAACATAAAGAGAAAACAATCCAATATTTGCGCCAAGATCTATAATATTAAGATCCTCCTGTTCTCTTAAAAAATAATAAAAATCTTGGTCGAACTGCTGAACGATTGCACTAACACAAGAATGCTGGGCGAAAGCATGATTTTTGTAATTTTCTGAAGCGGAAAGATTAATTTCATTTCCACTAATGTCTTTAAAACTTAAGGATGTCATTTTGATTCCGATACTTTGTTTACGTAATTAAGAACATCTCCCTTTAGAGTGGACTTTAACCAATTTCTAAATGTTCCATTCTTTCTATTTAATTCTGCAGCAAGAGATCCTCCTGCTTGGTGCAAAACTTTTACAGTCATTCTAACATTATCTACAGGATCGTCAAGATATAGTGCATCATCCTCAACATAGAGATCGTCCCAACTATCCCAATGGGATTGTTCTCCCCAAGTATTACATAAACCATAGGACAGTCCAGTTCCCATGGCATCAATAATTTTTGTTGAATATTTACCACTATGAAATATTTGATTTAATGTATCCTGCTCGTCACCAAATCCATGAAAATAAGGATTGACTTCAGTTTTAACTCGGTATGCTTCACGATTTAATTCGTGCCAATCATACCAAAATTGTTTATTGTTTGATGCTATTAGTCCAGCATTAATAAAATTTTGAACTGGAATAAGATTTCCCTTACCAAAAGGAGGAAGATGTGCGATAGTAATTCCTTTATGAGAACTTGCTTTCCCGAAAGAATTATTATTCCTAACTCCAATCAGATCTTCATTACTTTCAAACAATTCTGTGAGTGGTCCCGTCACGACACAATCACCATCAATGTGAACTACCATATCATAGTCATTCACAAAAGGAATACAACTTGGTGGCATCATCCATACGGGATTTAACCAAGGATCCTTTTGTTTTGCTTCCTCCGTCATCTTTGTATCAAATACAAAGAAATCTATATCTGGATGGAAGTACTTAAAAGAATTTTTAAGTTCTTCTACTCCAATAAAATCGCGGTAATCATCCGTAACCCAAGTAGTTACTGCAATCTTTTTATTCATAGTTTTTTGAAAATGCCGGTAAGAATATTGGTATACTCTTGATTATTAATTCTTGTTATATCTTCTAAATTACACACGTTAACTTCAGAATATCCCATTCTACTCATAAAAGTTTTTAAGGAATCTTTATTAAAGTGCCAAAGATGTTCGTCAGGTTTTTTATGTTTCCAATTATCAAACCATTCATCATCAAAATAATGGCAATCAGGAACTGATATACAGATGTAATTGCAATTTAAATTCTTAACAAATTCAATATCATTCATATGTTCTAGGGAATCAAAAAATGTAATCACATCATAATGACCATGAAGGATATTATCTACAAATTTACATCCAGAAGGAACTTCCCATCCAGAAATATCGTGTCCGTATCTTTCTTTGATTTCAGATTCGCAGGATTGTAAGAATGCTCCTGTTCCATAACCAACGTCCAGAATACTTTCTGGAATGCGTCCGATACTTCCAACAATATATCCTAACCTGAGATAAGATGTATATCTCGTAGAATCTTGAATTTCTTTATAATAATTGTTGTATCCTCCAGTATAATCAAAAGGTTTTCTTTCAACCTGATAGATTATTCCATCTTGATTTCTACTATAGTTTTCTAACATTGTTATTTTAAATAATTGATAAAAATAAAATCTTCTAAAATTTCCATCTCCTTCGCCTTTTCAAGATTTTCTCTAATAGCATCCATCTTACTGTAGTAAATTTCTTCTGAAACATCAAACTCATCACTTAAATCAATTATACCATTTTTATTGAAGAAGTTTCCAATATCAGGAGCACCAAGATATACTGGAATTGTTCCTGTAGCAAAACAATCTAAAATTTTCTCTGTGAAATATGTTTCATATTGCCCGTTTTCAATTGCAACCGAAAACATATAATCACACAAACCTTCTTCTTTGGATGCAATCTCATTAAATCCACGACCATATAGATCAACTTGACCCCAAAGTCTTTCTACCCACTCTAAGCGAAGACGATGCCCCTCACACATTTTTTTATTTGAGGCAATCATAGAAATCATTTTTGATTTCTCATAAACTTTTGGTTCTTTAATCCAAAATCCTTGAGCTGGAACCCACTTAAATTTTGAGTCGATTTTTAAAAGTTCTTGATTGTGAGTGAAAATAATATCAAATGTTTCTAGATATTTTTCCGGAAACATTTTAACAGAATCTACAATCTGAGGAGTAATGTACTTCGACTCAAGTAACCACCCATACTTTGGACCAGAAATATCATCAAATTCTGCTTGACCTAAAGTACTATCGATATAAAAAGTTGCTTCACCACTACCATCCTTCACCCACTCAATATATTTGGATTCCTTACCATGAACAGAATAACCTTTATTTCCGTCAGTTAAATGCGTAAAAGTATTTCCTACTAAATTAAATTTTGTTTTCATTGGATGACTAAATCAAGTTGGTTTATATTAAACTCAGATAGTTTAAATTCTAACATATTTTTTGTATAAAGACCATCGGAAAGACTACATGATTCATAAAGTGCTCTTGTTGGATCTTTCATTTTTGGGTCATTGTAGTCAACAAAAAAGGCAATCTTTAAAAATTCAAAGTATTTAAGTAAAACAAAAATACCAGAAATTTGTCCGATCGTTACTAAATTTTTATGCCGGACAAGATAATCTAACAAATCTTGAAGTTCCAGTTTATCTAATTTTTTAGTACCTTCAAAGATTTTTTGATTGGTGAATACATTTGTTTTATCAGTCCAATTTACAATAACTCGATATCCCTTTTCTTGCATCTTAAGAACAATATCATTCCAAAAAGAATCATCTAGTTGATAACTATCTCCTCTTTCTGGGAAAAGAATACAAGTTTTTTCTTCAATATCTTTTTCTATGCTAGAGTATTTTTCTATTTTAGAAAGAATACCATTTCCATGAAGATTTTGAACCATAGACCACATCTTAGGCGCCATATGACACACCTTAAGTTGTTTAATGTTATGTGCGTTATTTAAAATATTTAAATCCTGAGGATGAAATCCATGTTTTGACATAATAACTTCATCTTCCGGAATAGGATAACCAGTTTCTAGTGGAAACACCTCTACCAATTCACATTTTGGATTTGTTATGAAGTTATCCAAAACAAATTTAATGCCATTAAAAATTCCGGGTCTACATAAAATTTTATAGGGAACGGGAGAATTTGATTCAAGAAAAAGAGTTGCATCAATTGCATCTCCCATTCCCCAATTCATTAAGTACCAATTTTCTGTTTGAAATTTTGTCTTATCTATTTCAGAACAATCATTTAAGAAATTATATACAACCATATCAAACAGAATGATGCATCAATTTATCTTTGTAAACTTGAGAGTGAATCCATTCATAAGTTTTACGAATTCCTTCCTCAAGACTCTGAGAATAATCCCACCCAAGTTTTTCGCGAATTAGATCATTATTAGAATTACGTCCACGAACTCCAAGAGGTCCATCAATATGACGCTTCTCTACATCCTTTCCAGCAACCTTAGCAGTAGTATCTACAAGTTGATTAATGGTTACCATTTCTTCAGAACCAATATTAACTGGTCCAATAAAATCAGAATCCATCATTCTACGGGTTGCTTCTATACATTCATCGATATAAAGAAATGAGCGAGTTTGTTTACCATCACCCCAAACTTCAATAACTCCGCCACTAGGAGAAAGTTCTGCTACTTTTCTACAGATTGCGGCAGGTGCTTTTTCTCTTCCACCAGTCCAAGTTCCTTCTGGTCCAAAGATATTATGATACCTAGCAACCCGAACAGGGATCCCGTAATTACGAGAATAAGCGAAAAACAACCGCTCTGAGAACAGTTTCTCCCAACCATATTCAGAATCTGGGTTAGCTGGGTATGCTGATTCTTCACGGCAATCAGGGTTATCTGGGTCTAGTTGATTATGCTCTGGATACATACAAGCAGATCCAGAATAGAAAATTTTGGTCTTATAATCTAAAACAGGACGGTTACACGCAGTCCATTCTTTATCAACTCCATCAAATGTTTCATTCAGTTGGCGTTGTGCTTCAAGAACATTCAGATTAATTGTTGCAGAGTTGTGCATAATGTCTGCATCGTTTTCGCCAGTAAAGACGAAACCTGCTCCACCCATATCAGCAGCAAACTGGTAGATTTCGTGGAACGGAAGAATGCAACGATAAGGAACACTAGCGTAAAAATTACCCTGTTCACCTTTGAATTCAAGAACACGACGAACAAAACTCATGTCGCGCAAGTCACCTTGAATAAATTCATCTGCTTCTGAAATAGAAAACTCAGGATACTTAAGGTCTACACCACGAACCCAATACCCTTCAGATTTCAACCTCTTTACCATGTGACTCCCAATGAAACCACCAGCACCAAGAACAAGTGCTGTTTTTTTATAATCACTCATAGATTACATTAAACTCTTTTTATATATGATACAAAAAAAGGAGGTTGTTGTCAACCTCCAAGTAACTCAGGCTCGCCACCAATTCTTTGACTGGAAATTGGAAACCAGGCGGAGAAAGAATTCCCCATCCGCACCACTTGCCTTTTGAAGGAATGGCAAGAAACCTAATAGGGTCATACTTGACTCCACCACTTAGTTTTGTGAAACTAAGAAAAGTTGGGTTAACTTTGATATCTCGGTAATACCAAAGAATGCACATAAGAAAAGTACATCCCAAAGTTTAAGTTTAATGGCAAAAGGTACTGTGAACAATCCCCCAATAACCTTTATCAGTAAACCATATTTAAATTCTCCCCATAACATAGTTTGATAACCGATTATGAGAAGAATATTTCCAATCCAACGAAGTAGATCAGATTTTGACATTAGGGGTTTGCTCCCGACCAGTGCTTTTAAAGTCTCTCCGTGACTATTTAATCATCTTTTACATAACAAGGAACAGTATCAGGATCCAACCATTTGGTATATTCAAAATCTTCCATAGCAGTCATTAACTGCATTTCATTATCACAGAGATACATATCTCGATAACGACCTGTATAAGAATCTACTTTTTGAATACGACAATCTGGTTTGCCATTAATTTCCAAGATGCCAACTTGGACGTAACGATAAGGAAATCGTTCCATAAGAACGGTTGGTTTCCTGACTACTTTCATGCTACCTCAACAGATTCAAGATCAGCAAGAACGTATTCCATAAGCATTTCATAGTCATCAAGAGGATCACCAGAAAATACTACACCTTCGTTTTCATAGAAGCGGCGAACCTTTTTGTAGAGTTTCGGATTCTTTACATCAAGGTAGAAATCACCATTTGCTGCACCACGAAGGGTTTGAACGTCTTTCTTGAATTTAGAAATGAGAGTCATTGTTTTGATTGTTGACCTTAGTATTATAAGGGTTTGACTTGAAGAAGTCAAGACGGACAGTGTTGTTTCTGTCCTATGCAGGTTGTGGGGATCGAACCCACCTTAGCCGAATTATGAGTTCGGTGCTTTCAACCAGAGAGCTAAACCTGCTTGGTAGGACTGCTGAGACTTGAACTCAGTTCACACCGTTATAAGCAGTGGGCCTTAACCCATAGGCGACAGTCCCTTGAGACCAAATCATTTTAGGAGATTTGGAACCCGTCGTCAAGACCCTTCTTCGTGGTCTGTGTGGAGACGTATCATTTCATCATCCACAGTTGATTCTATTGCGTACTTTATGGTTTCGTTGTAAGGAACTATCACTGCGCTGTTATCTCCATCTCTTATAATAAATGATTCACCATTTTCAACTCTTGCCATTAGATTGTCAAAATCTGTTTGAAATTCTTCGATTGTAAAAGATTGAAGTTCGTCTAGTTCTTGCATTTTCATAAAGTGATTTTTATGAGTCCGGATACTTGGATTTGAACCAAGATTATTCCTGCTCCCAAAGCAGGTGCCATGACCAAGTTAGGCGATATCCGGAAGATTAAGTTCGTTGTTATGAACAGCAGAATGACAACAAGCACATAATAACACACATCCACTTATTTCGTCAAGTATTCTTTGCTTTCCCCACCCTCGGATTCCATGAAATTTAGAATCTTTTTTAGATGGGTCCAAATGATGTACTTGAAGTGCTGATGAGTATTTATTGTACCCACAAGAAACACATTTGCCTCCCATTTGTTCAATAATAAAGTTTCTCTTTTTTTGACCAAGATCTAAAGTGTACTTATTATGACAAGACCCACATACAGATTTTTTATGTCCATAGAATTTAGATGGGTCAGTTTCTCCACAATGTCCACACTTATGACCTTTCATTTTGGTAGAAAAAAGTTATCTACCAAATATTTATGGGAGTTTGTTTCTATGTATAAACATAATACCAGCAAATGGAACGATTGTCAACCCACATCCACAGAGAAAAAGAAAGAATGGATTTGAAGCAAGTGATTCTACAATGTGAAAAATCATCTTCCTCTCCAGTGCTTGTATTCATAATACAGGTATTGGTCTACTTCGTCAAGCCCAGATAATGGAGCATTCACATCACCGTTAGACCACTCAATGCAAAACTGTTTAATATCATGATTATGTAATGCAGAATACCCGTGCATTCTCACAAAAGCAGACATTGCAAAATTATATCTTTGCTTATTGTTGATATGCATGAGTTAGTCCCCAGTATATCCACAAACTAATAGTAGAAAAATATATTGCAGTTAATGCAAGAAGTGTTTTAATCATCTTCTTCGTCCTCATAAGTAGATGGTTCTTCAAAGAGTTCATCCATTTTTTGTTGAAGAACTCTTTGTTGTAATTCTTGTATGTCCTCTTCTGTAAACTTAACCATTAAATTAGTTTAAAGTAATTTTAAGCCAAGGTAATAGTGGAGGGATAATACCAATTAATCTCAGAAGTCCCTCAGCAAATAAAGCAAGAACCACCCAACCGACGCACATACTAATGATAGAAGCATTACGGTTGTGTCGTCGTATTGCAGCATCGATCATCTCCTGAACTTCAGAACGTGTAATGAATTCTTCTTGTTCGTGCATCATTTCTCATCACCAAGAAATTTTGCAAGAGGATCTCTGCGTGTTTTAACAATTTCAACTGCTCTTTTATAAAACATATTGTCAGTGTTGCCAGATTCTTCAAAGGTTGCTTTTATTTTTACCCAATTCTCATAAGTGTGTTGATCCATTGGGTTCTAGGAGATAGTACTATTATATAATAGTTTTCAATCTTTGAGTGTCAACAAAATGTGTTCATAACGTAACAGTGTTGAAGAGATTATTAAATTTGTAATTTATCTTAAAACGGAAAGGGTGGGATTCGAACCCACGGATGCTTTCACATCGCTAGTTTTCAAGACTAGAGCCTTAAACCACTCGACCACCTTTCCAATATGAGGTTCAACGAATTTCGAAGTCTAACCTACGAACTTTACGTTGTCTTCTCGCTTCTTGCCAAGCAATATCTTGAGAAGTTAGAACATTCTTTTGTTCTTTCTGTGTAGAGTTTACCATAACTACTCTACTTAAGTCAACAGCCGAAACACTATCACCTTTAACGGTCATCATATTAGGACAACCACAAACTTGAGTTTTATTTGTGCTAGTTAATTCTCTGTTGCAATCTCTGCATCTTACTATAATCATGATTCATAAATCCTATCATTGCGTAAATGATCTTAACATCCAAACGAATTTACCGTGTGCTTCATTTAAATCATCAACAAGGTTAATTGTACCTTTTGATTTTTGATTTTCTGCTTCTTCTGATACTTGAGTCAGAAGTTCGATAATCTTTTGATTACCTTCTAGCAAGTCACGAACCATACCCATAGTATCTAGTCCACTATTTGCTTCAGAAATATGAGAAACTTCAGTAATTCTGGAAAGAGTGGGTACTGGTTTAATATTCAAGTATCTCATATGTTCAGTAATTCTGTCAACCTCTTCAAACATTGCTTCATATTGCTCCCCAAAGAGATCATGAAACTGTTTGAAATCATCACCTACAACATTCCAGTGATATACCCAAGTCTTTTGGAAAAGAACAAAAAGACTTGCCTGAGTATCAGAAAGTAATTTATATAGTGTTTCCATTATACTTTTTTTAAGTATTTATGAAAGTGGGCGATGAGGGATTCGAACCCCCGACCCTCTCCGTGTAAAGGAGGTGCGCTACCACTGCGCTAATCGCCCGTTGCCTCTGTCTAGGAATCGAACCTAGTTTCCATGTGTGTTGTCCACCCGTCCTTACCAATAGACTACCAGAGGTTGTGGTAGGTGTTAGGGACTTTACCTATGTCCCTACTCTTTACATTCACTCACCCACAGAATACTCGGGATGAGGAGTGGTTTTGGCACCTACGGAACGGTGATGAGTGCCCATCACCAGCAGAAGACACTTTCTGCAACTTTCACTGCGTTAGAGGGCAGTGAAGATATGATAGAATCGGATATTTCCAATCCTATCAACTGGCGTGGCTGGGATCGAACCAGCGACCCAATGATTAACAGTCATTTGCACTACCGTTGTGCTACACGCCATTATGTTGTTCGTGATGTATCTCTCTGTGGCAGTTAGCACATACAAGAATACATTTATCTGCTTCTGCCTTCTGTTTTTCGATGGCAGCAGTAGTTCCAAGGTTTTTTGTTTCCTTGGTGCTGGGATCAAGATGGTGAAACTCTAAAGCACTAATGCACTTATCATATCCACATCTTTCACACTTACCACCTTTGTATTCTACCAGAAGAAGTTTGTTTTGCTTACGTCGTTTAATGACGCTTGCTTTGTTTGCTTCTCTACGATCAGCATATGTTCTAGTTTCTTTTGACATATGGTAGAAGTTTTATTGTTCTACCATTATTTATACAAAATATTTTATTACTTAGAACTTACAAAATCATTAATCGTTTCTGCTTGCTTAAGAACATCTTGTAGAGTTGGAAACTCTGGATAGTCCATCTTCACAGTATTTGCAGAATTTGCATTCCAATAACGAGCAGTATCCATTTCAATACTGAACTGATCATTCAGCATATTGTATGCTTGCTTAAAGATTTCGAAACGAAGTTCGTAAGGTGTCATAGTCATAATCTTGTGTGTTTGTGTGTATAAAGAACCCGAAGGTTCAGAGCGGGTAACCGGGTTCGAACCGGTGATTCCAACTTGGAAGGATGGCGTGTTACCGCTACACCATACCCGCTTATAGGAGAGATCCATACAATGAAACAGAAGCGCACAATAAGTCATAGGTCTGTTTCATACCGACTTAGAGGCAGGGTTTTTCACTCTCCTTTTTTCAAGTAGGTTTACTATTGCTTACCCTCAAAACCCACTACAAAATGGATAAGCATGAGACAATCATAAACCTTTTGAGTTTGATTGTCAAGTGTCGATGAAAGGACTTGAACCTTCACAGATTAATCTACTGGAACCTAAACCCAGCGCGTCTACCAATTCCGCCACATCGACTAGATGGAGTAAGTGTGATATACCTCATAAGGATATAACAGTGACTTACCCTCTATCATTTTTATATATGGAGATTAACTCCAACAGGCAAGGTAGGACTCGAACCTACAGTCGGCAACTTAGAAGGTTGATGCATTATCCATTATGCTACTTGCCCTTGTTTTGTTTACTTATTAAGTATATCACTCCTCTTTACAGGTGTCAACCCATGGAGCACAGAGTCTCATTTCACCTCCTAGTTTTTTACAGTCTTCTGAATAACATAAAGCTTCATCTGGAGCCTTCTCGATCAACCGTGGCAAAGGTACTCTAGGTGGATCTGAGTCCCTTGTCAAGTCCTCATATTCTCTGATTGCTTTATCCACATCCCTCTTCACTCTACGATCCACCACACCAGGATCTTGGAGCAGCACATCGTTGATTATGGTCTGGGGGAACAAAGACCTCTGAACCTCGTCTAGAAGGTCCCAGAGGCGCTCCTGGGGCGCTCCAGTGCATTGGGAGAGGGTTGCCACGATGGCACTGAGTATGGCGCTTATAAGGATTAACTGCTTCTTATCTGGTTTCTTCTTACCGAAGTTGAAGTTAAAATTCATACTGTCGGTTCTTTCGCTGGTGTAGTACCTAAAGGACCTTTTCTCAGCGCTCTTTCTCTTGCATTAAACTGAGTTCTTGAAATCTTATCCATTCCCAAAGTATCACTTCTATACGGAACAGTAGAACGATCAGGTCCACGACCAGTAGAAACTGGGGTTTCCCAAGGTTTTCTTGCTTCTATAACAAACTCTTTAAATGTTTTCATGGCACTAAAAAAGGGGGAAGAATTACATCTCTCCCCCCTATTTATTATTCAGTTTTTAGTCAATCATACCCGCGAGTAGCAAATTCTAGCAACACCTTGACTGGGTGAAGCAATAGTAGAGAATGCACCATAAGACAAGTCAAGGTCTCTACCCGCGATATAAGGACCGCGATCATTTACACGCACAATTACTGACCTTCCATTTGATTGATTGGTTACACGCAATCTGGTTCCAAAAGGAAGCCACTTATGTGCTACTGAATTTCCATAAGCATTATATCTTTCGCCATTGGCAGTTGTTTGCCCGTGATATCCATCACCAACTCCATAATGTGATGCGAGGGAACATCCGCTCGCTGCTTTTGCCTGAAGGGGTGCTAGTCCTACAGCAGCAATGGCAAAAATTGAAAGTGTTTTAAAAAGCATTAAAATTAATAGAACTCTACATCCGTATAGAAGAGGGGTCCACCCCTTTCTCAAAGGGCATCTTCCACGGCTCTAAATCAAAATCAAAGTCTCATAACAAAAAACCCTGCTCATAACAGGGATTTTTACATAATAAGTTAATATTTAGGATTTGTCAAGGGTTTGGTTTACCGAATATCAATCTCCTGATCTCCCCATCCCTCTTCCTCTAAGCAAAGATAGTCAATTTCATCTTTACCCTCAGGAATATTAATCCATTCATCAAATTCTGCCAGAAGTGCTCGGGCATTCTTATGACGATCTGCATCGTGAAGAAGTTCAATCTTATTGATCGCCCACTCACGAATTAGTGCTACAGGTTCGCTTTCAATCTGTGTTTCCATAGTAGTCTTTTCGGAAGTACCTGTTGAGGATGTTGCTATTGTAGAAGGCTGGCACTCCGTTGTCAAGGGCTTCGGTGAGGACATTGTGGGTGAAGAGTCGTCTGGTCTCCTCAAAGTTTGTTTTGCCCTTTGTTTTATGTAATGATAAGATAGTTCTACTAAAATTTTCTCTGCCAAATTTGATAATGTCTTCTTTAAGTTCCGGACAAGACCCATAATAGTTTTTCCAATCAGATTCTGACTTTACTTTTCTTTTTTTACCTTTAGGAGTTCTAAACTGCCAGAAATACTTTCTACCAATGTATTTCCTATCATTAAGATTATTCTCGATAAGATAAACAAAACCAAAATAATCTTGAATATCAGTTGAACTAAAAGGTGTTCCATTATAAACCCAAGGGTTTTCATAGTCAATATCTGTACTCATCAATTATGTCAAGGACTTCGTTCAGATATTTATGGGCTAGTCCTTTGGAGTCCCAACTTGGTTGGTCTCGATACAATCTATCTTTTAATTTTAGTACACGAACTTTTATTTCGTCTTTAGTAAGTTGATTCTTAGGCATAAAAAAAGGGGAGATTGCTCTCCCCTATCTATCAAAGTTTGAAACCACTAAAGGTATCTTTCTTCACATCTTGTTTTATACCACCAACCACATAACTTTCTACTTCCGTTTCTTGGGGTGCCACCTGGAGACCTTTAGAGGAAATCCAGTGCTGAGTCCAAGGAAGTGGATTATTGTTTGCTGCAATATCGTATTGGGGCTTTAACCCAATTGCTTTAAGTCTTCTATTTGCGATCCACTCTACGTATTGTTGAAGAAGTTTATCATTGAGTCCAATCATACTACCATCTTTAAACAAATAATCCGCCCAACGTTTTTCTTCATTTACTGCACGATCAAACATTGCATACGTCCACTCTTCCTCTTCTTTCATAATCTGCTTCATTTCTGGATCATCACCGTCACGCCATTTATTCAAAATGTTTTGGGTGATTGCTAAGTGTTGGTTTTCGTCTCTTGCGATGAGACTAATGATTTTAGCGGATCCTTCCATAAGCTTAAGTTCACCAAAGGCGAAACTACAAGCAAAACTAACGTAGAAGCGAATACCTTCAAGAATATTAACGTTTGCGATTGCTCTATAGAGTTTTCTTTTAACGTCATTAAGTGTTTCCTTTGCGTATGATACTCCCTCAAGATTATGCATCCAAGTATCGGATACACCATACTGTTGTGATGATTGAATGAAGTCATCATATGATTCCGTAACGCTTTTAGCACGCTCCAGAATGCGCTCATCGGTCACAATCTTATCAAACACCTCACTTGGGTCTGAATACACATTTTTGATAATGTAGGTGTATGAACGACTATGGATCATCTCCATAAATCCCCACACTTCCATACATGCTTCCAATTCTGGAAGAGAGCAATAAGGAATGAATGCCATACCAGGACCACGACCCTGAATAGAGTCAAGCATAATCTGATACTTCAGATTCGAGGTATAGATATGCTTTTGCTCTGGCCGAAGTGTTTGATAATCACCACGATCCTTCTGGAGAGAAACCTCTTCGGGTCTCCAGAAGTATCCTAGTTGCTGAGTAGTCAGTTTATCGAATACAGGATATTTGTATGAATCATATCTCTGGACTCCCAGAGGTTTTCCAAAAAACATTGGTTGCTTTTTGGTATTCACTTGCTCAGTGTTAAAAACTGTCATACCTTTAATCTGTGTTTGTTGGTCTTCCGTGGAAGAAATTTTAAACTGCACAGGATTCACACTCTCCCTCCTCTACTGAACTTAACTCACTTAGCAAATCT